GTTTAATCTAAATCAATTGTAACAGGTTTGCAAAACTTGTAAAGGAAAAAATTCATAAAAAATAAAATAAATGAAATTTGAAAAAAGAGAAGAAATCATTAAAAGCGTTCAAAGAAATTTACATTTGGTTGACGATGGTATTGATGGGCCAAGCACATGGCTGGCCATTGCAACAAAACTCAATGTTGTAGAATCAGTGGGTGTGCAAATCACACCGCCCGCGCCCGCTGCTAGTGTATCTCCGGTGGGTATTAGCGCAGCTGCATATAAACTGATTCTTCAATATGAAGTTGGAGGAGGTCCAGGATATTACAATAAAGCGTTAAAACACCCCTGTTACCCAGGCGGTGAAAGCGGTGTTACCATTGGTATTGGCTATGATATGGGATACAATACAGCTGCACAATTTGCCACTGATTGGAAAGGCATATTACCCTCTTCTGATTATGATCGCCTGCTCCCGCATTTGGGTAAAAAGGGAGCGATTGCAATGGCTGCAATTGGAGGAGTTAAAGATATCAAAATATCTTGGGAAGCGGCTGAGGTTGTCTTTAAAAACAATACACTCCCGCGTTTCATTAAGGAAACAACACGTGCATTCCCAGGATGTGAAAAGCTACAGCCGGATGCATTTGGTGCACTTGTCAGTTTAGTATTTAATCGTGGAGGTAGCACAACCGGCGGCTCGCGCGCCGAAATGTTTAACATCAAGAATGCTATTGCAAACAAACACGACGATATTTACAACTATATTGCAGGACAAATCAGCGATATGAAACGCCTTTGGGTTGGTCGAGGTTTGGATGGATTACTTACACGCCGCGATGAAGAAGCAAAAATGGTCAAAAGTTGCGCCTAATACTTTAATTTAGAGCAGCTGCTTGTGGTATATTGCCGCAACCCTCATTTTATTATAAATACGTTGTTATGCCACATTATACTGCTCCTCGCACACTTTCTCGTAAAATTGAGGACTACCTTGACTATGGGTTTACTAGCAATTCTACAACATCTGCCGCTGGTACCGCAACAGGCGGAAGTCATGCAGCAGTATTAGCCAGCATTGACTGGGAAGAAATTACAAGATAACATATGAAGACATTACAACAAATCCTAGAGACTCCAACCTTTACGCTGTTTGAAGCGGCTGAATATGATGGGCGAGAAGTAACACTCAACAAGCCATTCCGCAGCGATGACGAGAAACATAAGTTTTACGTATATGTCAAAAACGAAAAAGACAATGTAATTAAGCTTGGCTTTGGTGATCCCAATATGGAAATCAAGCGAGACGATCCAGAAAGACTAAAAAATTATCGTGCACGGTTTAACTGTGATACCAATCCCGGCCCAAAATGGAAAGCTAACTATTGGAGCTGCCGCTTTTGGGAAGCCGGAACCAGTGTTAGTGACTTGCTTAAAAAATAAGCAATAAATACATTTTGATATGAAACATGTGCATGAATTGACTGACAAAAATTTTTTGTTATATGCTGCCAACAATTATGTTAATCCACGCTGTCTTGATATAAAAGAATTTCATGAGGATATTAATCGTTTTAAGTATGTAAAAAAATTGCTTAAAAAATATAAAGAAAAATCAATACTTCAAGAAAGATTGATTTTAAACCATCTTATTATAATTCATAATGTATTTGGTGTATGCGCTGCTACGCGCATGAGTTTCTTTATGATTAATGAAATACATTGGCCAACATTAAAAACTTTTTTGTTGTATCTTAATTATATACCTGAGGGCGAATATGTTAATATACCCATTGACATTTGTGTTGCTCGCGCACTTCAAAAATTATAAATAGAGTATGGGATTCTTTTCTACAGCCGCTGACACATATTTTTCATTTCGCTTTTTGCGATTGTTAACAACACCATGGGAAAAAATGGGAGCCTATAAATTGGGTATCATAGATGCAAATGGTAAAGTATTGCGCAAGCCAGTTGATATGAGCGAGCGCAGCAAATACAACATGTTTCATCGATTGGTGTTTCGCATCAAGCGTTTGCTCAATAAGATTCCATTTGGTAAAACAACTGTTGCTAGCTATCTTGCAGCATTGTGGCTCATTAAAGAACACACCGCGCTAAGCGACAAGACAATAAGCCGTGTATTGTACGAAGCAACCGGTGTTGAAGTTGATACTCAATCATTAGCTGAAAGCACATGGTACCTTAATGATGACACATCTCTACAGCATGGAATATATTCACTTGTACGCAATATACCATTTCCTACCACAGGTGATGCTCTTAATATTGTAAATACGCAGGTAATTGTAAAGGAAAACACAATTCCGGTTGGAAGCATTTTGGGTGTAAATGTATATGAAGTACATCATGTAAAAACCAAGCAAACATTATTTGTAACACCTCACGACCTTAAAAGATGAATACTAAAGAAGACACAACAACCGCAAATGTAGCATTGCCACCTACAGGAAATCGTCCACATGATAATAGTGACACTATGATACGGCGCAAAAAGTTTATGCAGTTTGATGTTAATAGCGATACGTTTCGTAAATTTGAAACCGGCCGCAATAAGTTTGAACGCTGGAGTAAATACCTAAATCTTCAAGACGAAAGCGAAAAAGCTATTTATGATTATGCAATGAAGAATCGCGATCATACTATTATATTGCGCAATGGAGACACTGGTGCTATGCGTGGCATCCGCCGCCGTGCACTCAACGAAGCAGATGCCAAAATGCCAGAGTTTAATGGATTTTTTAAACCAGTAGACACACAAATTGATTATGATGTCGAACAATTAAAAACAGGAATAAGTGTAGAGTCAGAACACACTCCTCATAAAGAAATTGCTACCATAATAGCTAAGCATCATTTGGCTGAAGATCCTGAGTACTATGTTAAGCTTAAAAAGTACATAGAAAAGAAAGGCGCATAAACTATAAAATAAAGATTTACATAATTAGAAATTTGATATATAATTTCTATAGAAGGTAGGCTACTTCACTGTAGCCTATTTTTTACTAAACTTTCCTTAAACACATGAATAAAGACAATACTAAAATGACCATTTTTGATGAACAAACCAGCCGAAAACCAAATCGTTATCCATGGACTGAAAAGTTCATTGAATCAATGCATTCTGGTTTTTGGACCGATAAAGAATTTAGTTTTCAACCAGATGTACATGACTTTAAAACTGTTCTTGATGATCTTCGCCGAACCGTTGTGGTGCGTACTCTAAGTGCGGTTGGCCAAATTGAAGTAGGTCCTAAAACTTTTTGGGCAAAGCTGGGTGATAACCTTCCACACCCATCATTGCAAGACCTGGGGTTTGTTATGGCAAACACTGAAGTAATTCACAACAATGCTTACGAGCGTTTGATTAGTGTATTGGATATGGAAGACATCTTTGAGGAAAATCTTAAATTGGATTGGATCAAAGGGCGGGTCAAATACCTTAAAAAATATACGCATCGCTCTTACAAGGATAGTAAAAAGCAATACCTATATGCAATTACTCTGTTTACACTGTTTGTTGAGAACGTTAGTTTGTTTAGTCAGTTTTATGTTATCAATTGGTTTAAGACCTTTGAAAACGTATTGCCGCATGCAGACCAACAAGTTAAGTATACGCGCAATGAAGAAAACATTCATGCTCTTGTGGGTATCAAAATTATCAATACTATGCGTGAAGAATTGCCGGATATGTTTGATGCCGAATTGGAAGATCGTATTATTGCCGCCGCACATGAAGCATATAAGGCTGAGAGTAAGATTGTAGATTGGATGCTTAATGGTCTAGCTGAGCCTGGACTAAGTGCACCAATTCTAAAAGAGTTTATCAAAAATCGTATCAATGACAGCATGACACAAATTGGATTCCGTAAACCATTTGAGATTGATGAAGCATTGATTGCTGAAACAATGTGGTTTGATGAGCAGCTGCATGGCAACAACATGACAGATTTTTTTGCAAGTCGTCCAGTTGAATACAGCAAGAAAAACCAAAGCTTTGGTGAGGACGACTTGTTCTAATATATAACTTTAGATTATGAGTAAAGAAGACATTTATTGGTTAAACAAAGACAGTCGAAAGTTTCTTAGCAGAGGCTATGTGCTTGAGGAAGACGGAGAAACGGCTGAAAGCCGCATGCGTGATATTGCAGAAGCGGCCGAAAAGCGTTTAGGAATTGCTGGATTTGCTGACAAGTTTGAAAGTTATCTACACAAAGGATACTATTCACTAAGCAGTCCAATCTGGAGCAACAGCGGGCGCACACGAGGATTGCCAATCAGTTGTTTTGGTACATACATTGATGATACACTTGAAGAGATTGCTGGTTATAAAATTGCTGAAATCTCCATGATGACAAAAAATGGAGGTGGTACCAGTGCATACTTTGGTGCACTGCGCGGCCGCGGTACTCCTATTAGCACTGGCGGAACAAGCACTGGTGCTGTTCACTTTATGGAGCTTTATGACAAGCTGATGAGTGTAGTATCACAAGGGAATGTTCGTCGTGGCAGCTTTGCGGCATACTTACCAATTGACCATCCTGACATTGAAGAGTTCCTTAAAATTAAAGGCGAAGGACACACAATTCAGGACATGAGTATTGGCGTCACTGTTAGTGATGCATGGATGCGCAAGATGATTGATGGCGATAAAGACGCACGTAAAACGTGGGGATTGGTCATTAAGAAGCGTTTTGAAAGTGGTTATCCATACCTGTTCTTTAGTGATACTGCAAACAATGCTGCACCTCAAGTATACAAGGACAAAGGTAAACGTATCCATGCCAGTAATCTTTGCAATGAAGTTTTTTTGAGCACATGTAAAGATGAAAGCTTTGTTTGTAATCTATCATCAATCAACCTTGAGCGTTGGGATGACCTAAAGGATACCGATGCTATTGAAACATTGGTATATTTCCTTGATAGTGTTATGACTGAATTTATTGACAAGACCGAAGGAATGGCGCACATGGATGCTCCACGTCGGTTTGCAATCAATCAGCGTGCATTGGGTGTGGGTGTTCTTGGCTGGCATAGTTACCTGCAAAGCAAAGCCTTGCCGTTTGAGAGTATGGAAGCCAAGATGGAAAATATCGGCATCTTTAAGAAGCTGCGCGAAAAGTGTGACGCTGCTACAGAGCAACTTGCACAGCTGTATGGTGAACCTGAATTGCTAAAAGGTTATGGCCGCCGTAATGCTACAACCATTGCGGTTGCACCAACCACAAGTTCATCATTTATTCTGGGACAAGTAAGCCCAAGTATTGAACCGCTTAACAGCAACTACTTTGTTAAAGATCTTGCAAAAGGCAAATTCACATACAAGAATCCATACCTAACGCGTCTCCTTAAGAGCAAAGATTTGGACAACACTGAAACTTGGCGCGACATTCTTATTCATGGTGGTAGTGTTCAACACCTGTCTACATTAACAGACCAAGAGAAAGCCACATTTAAAACATTTGGAGAAATTCCTCAAAAGGAAATTGTTATACAAGCAGCTCAACGTCAACGATATATAGATCAAGGACAAAGCCTTAATTTAATGATTGCACCAAAAGCCAAACCAAAAGAAGTAAATGAACTAATGATTTTTGCATGGGAAAGCGGAATCAAAGGATTGTATTATCAACGTAGTGCAAATCCTGCGCAAGAACTTGCGCGTAGTATCATGACTTGTTCAACCTGTGAAGCCTAAATACAATGTTAGAAACCAATAAATGCCCTGCCTGCAAACATGTTTACGAAATAACGTGGGATGATGATAATACAGAGTATTTTTATGATGTAGACGAATATGAAGATAGTGTTGATGAGTTTGAAGAATTGTATCCTGAATTTTGTCCTTTCTGCGGGATTCATCGAGATTATACTTCAGAGCCTGATTCATGCGATGAATTGCCTTGATATATAATACATGAGCGAATGGTATTATCAAGGACAAGTATTTGATAGCAATGATGCCAATCAAAAAATTGCTGATGGATATATTGGCTTTGTGTATGAAGTAACAGACAACACCAATGGCAAAAAGTATATTGGAAAGAAACTATTAACAACTACAAAAAAGTTGCCTCCTCTTAAAGGAACAAAACGTAAGCGTAAAAAGGTGGTGCACAGCGATTGGCAAACATATTATGGAAGCAGCGAACGCGTTAAAGAATTGGTCAATGAACGCATTGACACCTTTTCAAGAGAGATACTTGACTTTTGTAAAGCCAAAGGAGAATTGTCATACATTGAAGCAAAGTATCATTTTGACAAAGAAGTGCTATTAAGTGAAGATTTCTATAACGCTTTTATTGGTGTAAAACTACATGCTAAACATGTGAAAAATTTGTGGAAAAAGTAGTTTACATTTGACAAATTATAGTTTATAATTACATAATAATAAAATAACAAAATGATTCTAATCGATTATAGTGGCATTGCTTTATCAAGCGTTTTTAGCCAAGCAAATAACAAGATTGAAGAAGATTTTCTTCGGCATATTATTCTAAATAGCTTACGCATGTATAATCTTAAACACCGTGACAAGTATGGTAAAATGGTTATTGCATGTGATGGCGGAAGCTGGCGCAAAGACTACTATCCAGAATATAAAGCAGCACGTCGTAAAAATCGCGAAGAAAGCAAACTGGATTGGGCTGAAATTTTTCGTATCATCAATAAGGTTAAAGACGAAATTGCTGAGCATCTACCATATGCTGTGGTTCAAACCGCTAAGGCTGAGGCCGATGACGTTATTGCCGCACTTGTGGAATCTACTCAAGAGTTTGGCAATTATGAGCCAGTTATGATTATCAGCGCTGACAAAGATTTTATTCAATTGCAGCGTTATGATAATGTAGTGCAATGGAGCCCAATGACCAAAAAGCTGATTACTGATAAAAACCCAGCTCGCTATTTGATGGAACATGTACTTAAAGGAGATAGCGGTGATGGTGTTCCTAATGTTCTTAGTGGTGACAATACTTTTACGGACAACATTCGCCAGACGTCATTGCGTGCAACTAAGATTGATGAATGGATTGTTGCAGATAAAGCTGGCACGCTTCAAAGTGTTATGCCTGAGGAAACATATCGTAATTTTATTCGTAACCGCACTGTGATTGATTTGAGCTGCGTTCCAACTGTTATTCGTGATGCCATTATCAATACATACAATTGCTTACCGGCCAAGAATAACAGTAAAATTCTTAATTACCTGATAGCCAACCGATGCAATATGCTTATTAGTGGCGCATCTGAATTTTTTAACAAATAAACATATGATTAGAAAAACACACGATCGTTTACCTCATGAGGTATTTGAACAATTAGAAAAGACAACTAGTATTGAAGAACGCATTGACATTCTACGAAACAATTGTACACAGGCAATACAAATGGTTTTTCAGGCTGCATTTAAACCAGAGCTGTATTTGGATCTTCCAGAAGGTGCACCTCCATATAAGCCTGACGATAATCCACCAGGCTTGCAGCAGTCGCCTCTTAAACAACAAATTCAAATTTTACCGAGCCTGTTAAAAAGAAATACACGAATAAGCAATATTCGTAAAGAGACATTGTTTATTCGCCTGTTGGAAACTTCACATTATAAAGATGCACTTATTTTTATTGCTATGAAAGATAAAAAGCTTACTGAATTATATCCATTGCTAACTGAATCATTGGTTCGTGCAGCATTTCCAAATCTTGTTTAAATATGACATATACATTTAAATGCGCTGTATGCAATCACGAATGGGATGCGCGCATGTGTATGGCAGATATGAATGTGCCGTGCAATCAACCATGTGTATCATGTATGGCCGAAGGTAAAGATACCGTTAAACGTATTATTAGGAGTGCGCCTCGTATTTCATATGATGGAGCACAAACAATATTGCAACGCGCGGGCAGTGGATGGAATGACGTATTGAAAAAAATACAAAAAGGTAGTGGGCGTGGTGCAAGAAAAACCATGGAAACTCGATAAGGAATGTATGCGTGATAAACAAAAAAATAATACAGCACCACGTCGTACTTTTATACACCAACCTGTATCATTGGGTTATGATGACCTTGGTGATGCTAGTGTTCCTGGGAAACGCGTTTATGTTACACCCGAAGGAAAGCATTATCCAAGTATTACAACAGTATTGGGCGCACGCGGTAAAGAAAATATTTACGAATGGCGTCGCCGCGTAGGTGAAGAAGAAGCAAACCGTATTACGCGCCATGCATGCACCAGAGGAACTGCACTGCATACAATTGCTGAAAGGTATCTTAACAACGAACATGATATATACATTAAGAACGAAATGCCTCATGTAAAGGCACTGTTCAACAGCATTCAGCCAATTCTAGACCAAAACATAGGACACATTGTAATGCAAGAATGCCCTTTATACAGTGACCGTCTTGGAATAGCTGGCCGAGTTGATCTTGTCGCTGAATATAAAGACAAACTTAGTGTAATTGATTTTAAAACCAGTAAGCGCGTTAAATCACGAGATGAAATTGGTGATTATTTTACACAGGCTGCTTTTTATGCTGCAGCGTTTTATGAGCGTACCAATATACCAGTTACACAAAGTGTTATTATTATGGCAGTTGATGATGATCCACGGCCTGTAATTTTTATAGAAAAAACATATGATTGGATACCAAAGGTAATTGAATCTATAAATTACTATAACCGAACCAAACTGTTTGGGCATACTTAATCATCTCATAATAATTTAAAACACAAATACCATATGTCTAATAAAAACAACAATTTAATTGATATGCTGAAAGGCGGCCCACCGGATAGTTTCACGGCTGATTACGGGTGTATGCGCGAATATTACTTAAGTGATGAAATTGGATCGCCCAGCGAATATATTGATTGGTTTCATGAGATTCGCAATTGCCGTAAGACCGATGCCATTACTATTCATCTTAATTGCCCAGGAGGAAACTTGTTTACCACAATTCAGTTTCTTCAAGCTTTATCAGAAACTGAAGCACATATTATTGTAAGCGTTGAAGGTGCCTGTATGAGCGCAGCTACGCTTATTTTTCTAGCTGCAGATGAATATATGATTACAAACCACAGCATGTTCCTATTCCACAATTACAGTGCCGGAACTGTAGGCAAAGGCGGTGAAATGTACCACGGCATGGTGCATGAGCGCAAATGGAGCACTGCACTTTTTCAAGATATGTATACTGGCTTCCTTACACCTGACGAAATTATAGATATGACAAACGACAAGGATATTTGGTTGGATTCAAATGAGGTTATTGAACGTCTTGAAAAGCGCGGAAAGATGATGCAAAAAAAGATTAAAATGGATGAAAAGATAAAGAAAACAAAATTAACATAAACACAAATTAAAATGGAAAACAAATTAAAAATTAAGTATATTGCAGTTTTTGCCATTGCTATGCTAGCTCTTTCGAGTTGTGCTGACGTGGTAAGCTGTGCGTGTGCGGGCAGCATGACACCAGTGGGATTCTGGTATGGCCTGTGGCATGGGATGATAATGCCGTTTGCATGGATAGTGTCTCTCTTTAATTCAGATGTAGCAATCTACGCTACATACAACAACGGTGGGTGGTACGACTTTGGGTTCTTCCTTGGGATTGGTGCACTTAGTAGTAGCTCAAGATAAAAGAATAAGAGCACCGTTAATGCCATTTTTGTGTCTATGCTTTCTACCTCTTGTTCTTTTTGTGCTATACAATCCAGAACAATATTGTTTGAAAACAAACACGCTGTGGTGTTTAGAGACGCGTATCCCGTAACTGATGGACACACACTTGTAATCAGCAAACGTCATGTTGCAGACTTTTTTGAACTTTCGGGCGAAGAGGGAAGCCATGTATTGGATTTGGTTAAACAAGTGCGCATTGCGCTGTTACGGTGTGATTCTACAATCAAAGGATTTAATGTTGGTGTCAATGTGGGTGAAGCTGCAGGGCAAACAATTCCGCACTGTCATATCCACGTGATTCCCAGGCGGAATGGTGATGTGGAGAATCCAAGAGGTGGCATCAGGCATGTTATTCCTGGAAAAGGCTTCTACTAAATAGAGTCTTAATCTGGTTTTTGCGGCAGCGATGATTTTAGTATGCTTACTGTCACACTTAACGTCTGTTTACATATAACACTTACTATGTAAACAGACAATAACCGGTTAAAATAGGAAAAAATGCATATTTTTCACAATTTATGCATTTTTTCCTTTACAAGTGCGGGTTTTTATTGTATAATAATTCTGTAAGGAAACTTAACAACAACAACAACAATAATATGCTAAATCGAATAAATGAAATGATTGATGCGCTCAATGCGCAACCTAACGCTGGCGCTGGTTTTTCAGCAAAAACACTGTATAAGACAGGTCAAGAATATGGCCTTACTTGTAAGGAAGTGCTGGAAACATTCCTAGGAAAACATAAGGCAATTTCGCGCGGTCTTTATGCCGCGACACTTGAGTCTGATGTAAAAGTGGTTAAGGCCGCCGCAAAGAAAGCTGTAAAGGCTACCGTAAAGGCTACCGTAAAGGCTAATGCAAAGGCTACCGCAAAGGCTGTTGAAGATGTTGACAATTGCAACGATAGCGAAGACAACACCGCTGTTTTTTGCTATATTGCAACTCCTGAGGAAATTGCTGAAAGCTAAGATTATTAAAACAACTCCCTAAGAGCAATAAAAGTATGAAAAAAATCAAAAAAATCAAAGATAGAGTTTTCGATTATTCACCTATTGCTCTTAGGGCGCTGACACGCCACAAACTAGCACCGCCTACAAAGTATTTTACTGATAGGAAAAAGCAAGCATCAACAAAGGCTTGCAGATCAAAGGATGGGTGAATAACCATAAGATTAAAACAAGAAGACAACACTCTTCTTGTTTTTTGTGTCGACGCCAGTGCTTTAAGTTTTAATGTATAGCCTGTTGTCAAAGGCGGTCAAGTCTTTGCGCCATTAGAGTATAACCGGTATGACACCTGTATCACCAACAATAAAAACAACACTTGTGCTTACTGCAGGCTTTCAGGCCTGTGGCTTTTTTAGCGCACGCAGCACTATTCGCAATATGATTAGCGGAGGTGTTAAAGCATATGACCGCTATGGAAATATCCATGATTGGGATAGCTGGATTGCAAATGATGATCACTTGATTGAAAATCATCCAGCACTGCGCAGTGTTGACAGTATCTGGGCTGTGCCTACAATTGTGATTGTCCCAGGGTACTTTGGAACATTTGGTAAGAAGAGAATGCGCGCAATTAGTCTAAAGCAATTGTATTACGTGTATGACGGTGAATGTCAATACTGTCTTAAAAAGATTCCATATACAGCCGCAACGCGTGATCATGTATTGCCGCGCAGCCGCGGAGGAAGCAATGCTGAAAGCAACATTGTCTTGAGCTGTAAAAAATGCAACACAAAAAAGAGCAATAAGTTTCCCTATAGCAACATCAAAGGCTGCAGCGTAAAACCAAAAATGCTTAATGATGTGGAATTTGCGGCGCTTAGCGAAAAGGTTGTTATTCGAGAAGAGTGGAAAACCTTCCTTGTATAAATAAAGGTATAATGAACATCACTACAGCATATCGCCAAATGGCGCAGGACTCATATGACCAAGCAATGGCAGCTCAACAAACAGTCGTGCTTGAATCCGTCATGGAGCCTGAATTAGATGAAGCGCTTAAGCAAACTTCACCGACTAAAGAAAACAAAGTGCGCCTTGCAGCATTTATGAAAAAGCTTAATGCTCTTCGCAATGCGTTTCCAGATGTAGTGATTCGCGGAACTCATGATGAGAAAGTTGAAGCGCGCCTTCTTGGTGATGACGGTAATGTTGTCCAATACCTTGGTATGAAAATTGATTTTGTCCATAAAGCCTAATATAAATAAACTACAATCTATGAATCCAAATATCTCAATCCCACCAACGGCAGCCGACGCATATCGTGCGATGTTAGATGAACAAACATACGCTTCTCTTGAAGAAGCTACTGTTGAAAGTACTCTTCAACTCAACGAAGCTAAAGAAGATGAGTTTTTCTTTCCAAAATTTTCCTTTCCAAAAGATAAGAAGCAAAACTACGCTAAATTTTTAGCCGCAAACGCAAACCGAGTTGGCAAGCCAATGATTGACGGCGGTCTTAAAGCAGATAATAAAGATGCTGAAGCAGTAAACGGACAACCAGTTAATGATATTATTTATTGTGGTGATGGTTGCCTTACTTTTATTTCTAGTGGCAAAAAAACATTTATTCAAATGAACGCCGGTTTGCTTAATACAAGTGATGGTTCGATGTCATGGGCACGTCACAAAAGCTATAGTGGAAATGCTTATATTTCTGTAGGTGCAAGTGAATTTAAAGATATTGCTAAAGCAGTACAAGTTGCCGCAAAATTTTAAAATTTTATAAATAAAGCGTATGGTACAAGGTAGACATAATACAGCAAACGAGCAGCTCACAGGAGCTGCGCCGTATAGTTGCCGCAATATGGCAGGATGGCCATCAAATATATTTTCTAAAACACAAATATAACACATAATAAAGTCGAATAAAAGAAGCTAAACCCTCCGTTCGATTGCTGAACGGAGGGTTTTTTAATTTGTATTTTAGACAAAAACTCCTTTACATACCGCAATTTTTAAATTATAATAATTACATAACGAACGGCAACAAGCGTTAACAACAATTTTTCAAAACCTGAAAGCATAACCGCTGCAATGAAGTGGTAACGACCGTGTTCAAACGGCTTGGATCTCAAAGAGATGCAATGACAATAGATTAATATAAAAGGAGCAGTAGGTCCCTAAGCGCACAACCAATGCGCAACCTACAAATTTTCAAACAATATATAACATATGAACAATTCATACATACTTGCAACAAGTACATTCTGTGGTCCATGCCAGATGATTAAGAAGTTTTTAACCAAAAACAACTTATCTGTGCGCATCGTCAATATGGAAGATGACATGCAGTTTTTTGCAGACAATGACATTAAAAGTGTTCCTGTTCTCCTATGCTCCGATAGCACCAGATTTGCTGGCGCTGCCGCAATTTTAAGTCATTTTTCACAATACGAACCATCGAATAATCAATAAAAATGCATTTATTTTCATTTTTTCCTTTACATGTGCAAGTTTTTATTGTATAATAATTCTGTAAGGCGAATCCAATTAGTCAAACGTAAATCGCAAAGTGAAATTAAACGCATTTTGTCCTTTACAACACTGACAAAATAGATTACAATTACACCACAATCAAACTGGTTGAGATTAAAACCTCGGCTGCTGCGATTCCTTCAAGGCAAAGTCTTGATTGTAGCTTGTTCTCCAAATACGATTGTTGCTAGGCGAAGGGCTAATAACCCTGCTGAATGGTGAAAATCCGTTCCGTTAATCACTACGCTCTAAATGAGGTTACCGCCTCGGAATGAGAAGCCCTAGTTAAAATCATTGAGGTCATGTCGAGTGACAATCGTGTTTGGACAACAACATTTCTTTGACATTTATAACATTTTAATCTAGGAGCTTTCAGTCCCTAGTACCATATAGAAGATGGTGAAGCGGCGTTGCAATCTCTGTGGAGATGACGCCGTTCATCTGTAAACTTCAACTGAAAAACTTTCAATCGTAGGTTAGAGTAGTGGTCACTCGGTAGTTTCATAAGCTACACAGGTCGGTTCGATTCCGACACCTGCAACCAATTTAAGGTAAAGCTCCAATCGTAAAGGCCTGCAGCCCAAGAAGATAAAAATGATTAAAGACTCAGTTGAGCTCGAGTCGCCGTTTTGACAACATACCCATGTAGGTGCTGGGCTAGTGCCTGTTGTGAAAAAATGTAGGAATAATTACCCTATAGAAAACTGTGTCCGTTGTCTGCCCTGCCAACGATAAACAATAACAGCCGTAAAAGTCGGAAGTAGTGACATTTTCAAATGCTGCCATCGTCTATCGGTTAGGACAAATGGTTTTCAACCATTAGAGCGGGGTTCAACTCCCCGTGGCAGTACCAATTTCAATGCAACGCGCGACCACACAGGTCGCTTCGATATAGGAATAGAACGTAGTAAGCTTAACGACGTACCATATTCGAGAGGTTTTGACACCAGCAGTTGCTCCAATTTATGCGGGATTAGTTTAATGGTAAAACCCCTTCCTTCCAAGTAGGTGACATCAGTT